CATTGTGAGTTGAGCAGAATTGGATGATTACATCCTCGACTTCTTGGGTGTTTACGCGCCAATCATCCGTATCCTCTGGCTGTTTCTCCCATGTCTTGATCATAAATAGGTAGGGCTTTTCATCTTCTTTGGGTATGGTGCAACCCATCAAGCTGGTGCAGTCGCCATTGAATGAGCCGTCAAAGCCGATGATAATGTCCTCATCTGGTCGCAACTCTCGCTGTTCGGCTAGTGGTTGCCAAGCTCCGTTAGGTAGCCAAGCGTTCATTGAGCTGACCCATTGGTTCAATCGCTTGGTTCTAAACTCTGGCTCAGGGGTTCTTTTGACAGCAGACTCAAAGTCATCGGCTGACACTAGATCGTCATAACCTGGGTTGGCAACCTTCCACATCTCAGGGTCGCGATGGTCTGCCTCTGGTGGTGCTTCCCACCAAGACATAAAGAAAGTCGGGTCAACAATCTCACCTGTTGACACTCGCTTGCCGTACTGATACAGGTTGTAAGCGATTGAGTCTTGCCCTGTCATGTCTGTCTTTTGACCGGCTGTGGTGACTGCTAGTAGCTGTGCCAGCTTGCCTCGGTTACCCATCGAGAGTGAAAGCACATCAAATAGTTCTCGGTTCTTGTGAGCATGAATCTCGTCAACAATCGCTCTGCTAACATTCAGACCTTCCTTGGAATAAGCCTCGGCTGATAGCACCTTCATCACAGAGTTGGTTGAGGGGACAAAGATTGCATCTCGATACAAGGTGCAAAGCTCGGACAGCTCACTAGCCTCGACCATGCGCTTAGCCTCACCAAAGATAATGCGAGCCTGTTCCTTTTCAGCAGCAGCAACCACAACCTCACCACCCTCTATGCCCTCAGCTATCAAGCTGTAAAGGGCAAGCGTTGAAGCTAGGGCTGACTTGCCTGATTTTCTAGGTGTGCCTACAAGTGCCACTCTTGCAGTTAGTCCACCATCTGAATCTCTGGCAAAGATACGCCTGACCAGTTCCTTTTGCCAATCTCTTAGGACTAGCGCATCACCGACTCGACCAGCGATTCCATCCTTACCGATAGTGCCAAAGGCTTCAGCAAAGTCAATGGCATATTCACCATCACCTGCTTTGATAGCCTCATCGGACACTGGAGTTACCCAAGCCGGAGGCCAACTAGCCACGCTGTGCCTTTCGAGCCATCAATTCCTCAAGTTTTGATTGTTTCTTTACCTCTGCCACGCCGAGCCTAGTTCTATCTGAAGGGCTAAATCCAAGGAGGCTAAGGTTGTTGACAATCTCTTTGTCTAAGGCCCTGAGTGCTTTTCTCTCGTCTGATCGGTTGTTATTCCATACGCTGGTGCGAAGTTTAATTCTTTCGTCAATCTGTTCGCAGGTCATCATTAGTAATTCGATGTCGCTGTGAGGACTTATCCAACTCAGTCCACTTTCCCAGACCCTATCCCAGAGTTGTTGACCTGCTTCGAATAGTTGCCTTGGTGGTTCAGGAATTGCTTTTATTGGCTCAAGTTGCTGCAGGGTTGTTGAATCTGGAAGTGGTCGCCTACCTGGGTTGCCAAGAAGTCTTTTTTGTTCGACTGGCTTTGGTGGTCTGCCCATTTGTGCCATGACTATCCTTCACTGATAAGTTCAGCTTTTTGGTTAGTCTGGAATTCCCAGCGAGCAAGTATGGCATCAGCGTATTCGGGGTCTAGCTCAATAAGTCTGGCTGACCTTCCAAGTTGCTCGGCAGCTATCATCGTGCTTCCACTTCCAGCAAATGGGTCTAGAACTATATCTCCGTTTAGGCTGCTGTTACTCATGAGCTTGGCAATTAAGATAATGGGTTTCATAGTTGGATGAATCCCGTTTTTCTTTGGTTTGTTTTCTCGCAAAATTGTTGAAAAATTAGACTCAAGGCGCAGGAGTTCTAGAAGCTCGTTCTTGTTCATTTGGCTAATGTCTTGCTGGTCATCGATGACAGTAGCCTTGTTGCGATCTCCATACCACTTGTGGCCGGCACCTGGTTTCCATCCGTAGAGGATTGGTTCATGTTGCCAGTGGTAATCTTGCCGGCCCATAACAAAGCTATTCTTGACCCAAATCAAAACTTGCTTTAATAGCCAGCCAGATTCAACAAATTCGTTTCTGAATATGTGACCAGAGCTATCGGCGTGAAAGACATAAATTGGAGCTCCGTCTTTACTTACTTCAATCATCCGGTCATAAGACTTTCTAAGGAATTGACCAAAGTCTGCATCGCTCATGTTGTCGTTGCTTATTGTCATCTCTTTATCGGTTCCACCATGGTAGTCGACATTGTAAGGAGGGTCTGTGATGACTAGGTCAACTTGCTCTCCTTCAAGCAGTTGATCGTAAGTTGAGGCTTGAGTCGAATCTCCGATAGCGAGTTTGTGATTACCTAGTTTCCAGACCTGTCCTAGCTTGGTTCTTTTTTTTGTGTTCTCTGGCAAGTCAACTTCGACTATGTTTTCTAGTTGATCTTGTGGATGCCACTCGAAGCCCATTTCGGTCAGCTCCCAGCCGGCTTTGTCTAGCTCCGCGAGTTGTTCATTGAGGATGGCTTTATCCCAACTTGCGAGCTCTGCTGTTTTGTTGTCTGCCAAGGCAAAGGCTTTTATCTGTTCCGGTGTCCAGTCCTCTGGAATCCTAACTGCTTCAATCTCTGTCCAACCAATTCTCTTGGCAGCTTCAACTGTTCCGTTGCCGGCGACTATCAGATTAGTTTGACTAACGACTATTGGCTTGCGTTGACCGAAGCTTTGGAGGCTGTGCTCAATTGCCTTTAGGTTTGTTTCGTCATGCTTCCTGGCGTTGTGTGGATCGGGAGTCAGTCCAGAGATATCGAGTGTTTCAATTTTCATTGCGTAGGCCTTACTTCTTGTTTGTTCGTTTTTCGGTCTTTTTTCTGCGCCTTGTTGCGTTGCCGGCTTTCGTTCTCTTGCCTATCTTTTCCCAGCTTTTTCCGTTTCTCATTTGACCCCTTTCAATTGGCTGGTTTTAGCCTATCTCAAAAACGCTGACTTTTGCGACTCTGCACAGAAGCTCAGGGGCTCGGGGTGTTGGCTTGCGAGATAGCAAAGAAAAGACCCACTCCCCGTAAATAACGGCGTGGGGGTCCACAGGTGGCTTGTACAGGGCTTATTAGATAAGTATTGTAAAAATACTAAACAAACACTACTTATGGCTTGTGTGATTGATTCCTTGTCATCGCCCAGAGGCTAGCCAATGTATTTGTTTCCTTTGCGAGCGTTGCAGGTGCGGTGGGCAGGGGCTAAAGGACTCTCAGGATTTCCTGGTATCAGATGGTCAGCTTGTATCTGAGTTCTATCTGTGAACGCTTGCTTACAGATGTGACAGTGGGTAGCCGTTTCCCTCACCACCCTAGCCCGCTGGCGATAATCCCCCCCGTATAAAAAAGCCTTCCGTAGTTTTCTTTCAGGCGAATACACTCTTGGTTTCTGTTCTCTTGGTTTTCTTTCCAGCCGGCAAGCATCGCAATACTCTGACCTAGCCTTGAATAGTGCCTTGCACTTGAGGCAGGGCTTAGGGAATACGATCACGCGTCTTTACCCCATCCGATACCCATGAAGGTTACTGCTGGTGGGTCATACACTCTCACTAAGTCTTTGACACAGTTGGCACAGAGTGGTGTTCTATCTGGCTCGTCTATCTTTCTTATGACAGACATCTTGAGGTCACAGGTCTTGCATTTGTAATCGTATGTAGGCATTAGTTTCTTTCTAGTATTTCCTTGATGCCTAGCAAGCTAAGGGCTAGCTCTGCTTGCTGAGGCACTACTCCATTGCCACAAGCTTTCAGCTCATCGTTACGCTTTAGTCCGATGTCTGTTATCCAGCCGTCAGGTAGTCCCATCATCCACTCGGTGAACTTAGATGAGAGTCTATGGTTTCCTTCTTTACCGTCTGGCTTGGTTGGCTCTGTTGCAGGTCTGCCGATAATAGCTTCCCAGCGTCTTATGGCTGGCTCGAACTTACCCCAGTTGGTAAGCAGTACTTGATCCTCAATGCGTGACTTAGGTGCACCTGCCTGAACTTGTTTGCTTGATGAGTTATAGTTGCCGGCTCTTGGTGTGCCAAGTAATACCTCACCACTATTGATTACTGCTCTGGCTACTGTGTCTGTCTGAACCTTGCCATCTCGCTCATGCGGCTGTGAGCCATCTTTGTAATCTCTAGTGGTTGGTGTTGGTATCAAGTCAAGGATGTCCTCACGCAAGTTACCTGAGCTGTTACGCCTACTGTTTGAGCCACCTCTGTAAAGCTGCCTCTCTCTTGCCTCACCTGTCCGAGCTGGCAAGTGTTCCATGGTGTTAGGCGTTGGGAATAGGTCAGGCTTATGAAATACCTGAGCCAGCGTGACTGAGTGCATTGAGCCTGGCTTTTGCTGGGTGCTTGAAAGGTTGGCTGTGTACTGGTCACTAACTGTTGGGGTAGGTAGGTTATTGGCTTCTCTACTTACTTTGTGGCCTTGCAACTTAGCCAAGTCCATAGCCTGATCTCTAATGCCAACTGTGTTGCCTCGCCTTCGAGCCTCATCCTCACCTAGTGCGCCACCCTCGCCCGAACTAGCTATTGGGGTGCGCAACAATAAAGACTCTGAATCGTTGGTGTGGAGCGCCGGCATCACTAGCTCGTACACCTGACCATCGAGCATCGTACCCGATGTCTGCCAAGTCCCCAAGAACGGCACCGATAGCTCTAAGAGCTGGCTTTCCGTTGAGTGTTCCCAATACTTCATCTGTGTATTCCATACCATTGTTGGCTTTTGCACTTAGTAAACCCCTAACATTTTCGATGATGACTAGCTTTGGTTTGATTTCTTGTATTGCTCGGTAGAACTCTGACCATAAGCCTGAGCGAGTTCCATCCTGTAATCCTGCTCGCTTACCTGCCAGAGATAAATCCTGACAAGGGAAGCCACCTGTAAGTATGTCAACTGGCTCTACTTGTGTGAAGTCAACCTTGCTGACATCTCGATAGTTTGGAACGCCTGGAAAGTGTGCCTCAAGTATCTGACTTGGTGCATCTTCCCACTCACAATGCCAAGCAACCTCAGCACCTGTTAGCTTTGTTACAGCTAAGTCAAGACCGCCGTATCCGCTGAATAAGCTCCCAATTTTCATAGCTTGTAAACAGTTCCGGTGAAGTCAACACCCTTGTCAAGCACAAAGGTCACTAAGCCTGGCACGCTATCCTCGCCTGAGCGCAATCTCCACCAACCTGAGCCATTGTCCATAGTGCTCGCCTGAATCCAGAATCGTGATGATCCTCTTGATGTTGAGCCAAGCTCTAGCACTCTAAGGTGATGAAAGTGTCCAGATACACCAATGGTCGCATCCCCAACAGGTTGCTTACCAAAGGCTTGCTGTCGCCACCATGTAGGCACTTGGTCTGGTCTAGGGCTTTGGTGTCCATGCCAGATGCCGAGTATGTGGAACTGGTCGTCAAAGATGTCTATGGCTAAAGACTCGTCATGCTTTTGAGGTTCATAGAACTTGATAGGCATCTCAGTTTCTTTTGCCAGCCTTGCAAGTGTGCGCCCGATGTGGATTCCCCAGTCATCAGTTGGTGTGCCTTGCTGCTTACCCCTGACACGCCATTGGCAATGGTTAGAGCCAACTGATGCGTAGGTAATATCCTTGCTGTATTGAGCTAGTAGCTTCAAGTGATCCCAAGCTAGGGTCGTTGCGATGTCAACCTGTTGCATTGGGCTAAGGTCGTTGCTCTGAAGCTGATTGCCACCTGCGTTCTCAAAGCCTTCTACTGTGTCACCTAAGTCAACAAAGATAACCTTGGCTGGTTTCTCTCGCTTGAGTAGGGCAGTTAGCTTTTCTTTTGTTTCCTCGACTCTGGCAAGCATGGCTTCGATACCGCCTCGGTGGTCAACCTTGCCAACCTGTAAGTCAGACCAAAGAATGACTAAAGCCTTTTCAGAATCTGTTCTGAAGTCTTTCTTAGGCTTGTAGGCTTTCTTAGCTTGTGAGTAAAGCAATGGTAGGTCAAGGTTTGCAACCCTGCGCCTAAAGGTAAAGCGATAGCTTGATAGCCATTCCCCGTCATAGCGTTGCCAGCGTGATGTGCGTGGTGTACCGGTTACCTCAAACTCATCTGGGTCAAAGCCCTGCTGGGTTAGGAAGTCATCAAAGCTAGGTACTCCTGATGTTGCTGGTAGTTGCGCCCAACCCTCGTTGCCGTCAAACTCAAAGGCAGGTCGATACTCTTTTGGGGTTTCTACTTTTGGTGCTGGTTCCAAATTATCTAGCACAGCTACACGCTTTCCTGCGATGAGCCACAATGGGCTTCTCGCTAATCGTTATGCCCCTAGCCGTTAGTTGCCTGGCTAGTGCTGTTGATGTAAATTGCTCGTTAGCTATGGCAGCTACAAGTATGGCTTGATCCTTCGTGTCCAGAGTTTCCAAGATTGTTCTTACTTTGCAGGATGATTTCCTGACCTGTGGTGTTAGTCCTTCTAGCATCGTTGCCCCTTTCAGTTGCTTCCCTCAGTAAGTTTAGAGCCAAATCACCGATTTCTGGCTCAAGGTAGTGCCATTCAACTTGCATAATTCTTTCTAACAATCTGGCAAGGTTGCGCCTAATTGCTTCTAGCTCACTCGACCACTCGCGCTCGTCATCCTTGAGCAGCAAGATAGCGTCAAAGATTTCTCGCTCATCAGCGTTAGTAAAGTGAGTCATCGTGACACCTTATACAGCAAGGTGTAGAAGGCTCGCCTGATTCTTAGTGTCTTGTATGCCCAATGAACTCGAATGATGCGCCAGTTGATTGGTTGCCTTTCAGCTCTGTGTTTTGCCAATGTCCCTCACCGCCTCGATAATCTCAACGACTCTTTCAATCGTGTCCACATCTACTGTGGTTCTTAGGACTGCATCCTGGTTGATTGAGTAGATAACTTGCTCAGTTAGATACTCAGTCATGTCTTTTGCTCCTTGTTGATAACCCTTGGCAAAGCCTCTGCCAAAAGCCATAGTCAGTTTCCGCGCTCGCCGTTCATCGCGATTAGGTCGCCATCCAATCATTTGTCAGGCCACTCTCCGTCTAGGACCAGCAAACCGATAATTGCGTAGTTTGCAAGGTCAATAAA